AACTCTCTAGACAGAGTAACACATTGCCCAAAACTTTTGAACGTGTGACTGTCATCCCACTTGGCCGCGCCAAGGTATACAATTAAAACAAATTCCATCATGTGCTGCTGGGGCGTAACAAGTCGCTGTTGTAGCAACGCGCTCGCCAGTCGAGTATGTCGCCGCGAATAACTGCCTGCTCATAAATTTGAATGATTGCTTGTGTGTCTGGGCATTTATCGACAACGCCAGCATCCACTTGCGGCTGTCCACTGGGCAGGATAACCACCACAACGAACAGCAGCAGCGGGTTCATTTTATGTCACGACCAGTCAGCTTTTTGACTGTCTCAGTCTCCCAGATACGAAGAAGCCACCAACCCAACGCCACGAGCGCGGTAATCTCAGGCAAGGCCTCAAAGAACGCACCGATAGTAATACCGCCAGCCGCCATATCCGCAGTTGTTTTGGTTTCTTCGGTCATAGGTCACCTATGCGTAAGGGCTGTCACCACAAGCTGTAGGCCAAGCAGCCTTTAACTCAGCAATAGTTGTTGCGCTGTTACCGGCAGTCGGTGCGTCACGCAAGATTTGCTTTGTTGCTACGATTGCTGTGGTGTCTGCGCTTGTTTCCAGTGCCTTCATATAGTCTGTGTCCAATGCCTCAAGCAAAGGCTTGCGGGCTTCACGGATTTTGTCAGCAAAGATTTCCTTTGCCTTGGTCAAGTCCTCGCTAATCACGCTGCCTGACAATACCCAAGCACCGCGAAAGTCACGGTTAGCCGGAACGGTTGCAGTTGAAGCGTCAATCTGATTACCGTCCTTGTCTACGATGTAAGTTGTAACAGCCATTATAATCTCCTAAGCGGCTAAGTTTAGTTCATCAGATATGCGCCAAGCATTGCGCCATTCGCGTGTGCTAGGCAGTTGATCCTTGTGGCATATTACCATCTTTGGTTTATTCCCGCTATCCCAAGTCTGCCAGATGTGCCGTGGCAAATCTTTCATTATCAGATATTCGATGCATTGTTCCATTGTGCCAGCTTCGATTGGCTGCGTTTCGTGCAGCAAATAACCGCGTGTGTGCCGTTTAAAGTCTGGCTTGGCCTCATCATCTGCTAATTCCCAATAAACCCAGACCGGCGGCAAAATCCCGCCTTGCAAAAAAGCAGCGCAAAAGTGGGGGTCGGGAACAAGCACCTTGGCGCAGCCATCAACGTCATCTTCATAGACTACCCGATAGTCTGACTGCACACCCTCTAGGTTTTCCTTTGCCCAGCATAGGCGGTCAAACAGGTGTGTGCCTTTGAACTCTGGTGTCTGGGTCATTAGGCAAGGTCTCCTAGTGCCGAGTTACTTGCATTTGCAATGTCATAGCTTGCATTATTTTCCCAGTGATTGTGGCTATATTGGCTTGAGGACCGAGGTTCGTTTGTGTCGGCAGATGCGTTGTGCGTTGCATTATCACCTGATGCGCTGAGTGTTGCGTATTCAGATGATGATAATGCGCTTGACAGGTTCATCAAAAAAGTTCCAGTCGCACTGTCCGTAATGCTGGATGCGTTTAGGCTATCCTGTATGGTGGCTGCTAACATATTGAAATGAAACCACGCCTTCGCACTACCATTCACAACGTATTCTGTTGATAGGCTACCTGCGGTGCTGTGTTCCAGCGTGTCTGCTATAATTTTTCCAGCCATTTTATGCTAAGTCTCCGAAGATTTGGAATGTTGCCTGAACCGTATCAACCAACGCAGATGTTCCGTTGTGTGCAGATAAGGATAACTCACCTGTGGTCATATCATCTGCACCACTTCCAGCGTGTTGAACAGCAAGCACCCAACCACTTTCTGAAACAGCATCTCTGTGAGTGCCGCCTGTGCTTGGTGAGTAATTTACACTAGACATATTACTAACGTAATCTGCCGTGAAAATGCCAGTTTTGTCATCTGTCAAACTGCTTATGTTGAAACTATCACGAGGGGTCGTGCTAGACATAGTAAAGTGACCCCACGCCTTCGCCAACCCCTGTTCCAGAGACATAGTAGCACTAGCGCCAACAGTCACGGTGATGTCATTGGCGGTGGTCTTGCCGGTGAGGTTGTCTACTTTGATTTCAGACATTACGCTAAATCCCCCAAAATTAAACTACCGCCATAAGGCGTATCTGTGTCTGCGCCGCCCGCTTGTCTATATGATAGTTGATGCTGTGATGTCGTAATAGAACTTGTACCATCTGATGTATCAATGCCGCCGCACGACCCAGCGTTTGAAACTGTGGATTGCATCCTGAGAGTTAAGTTTGCGTGATAAGTGTTATTAGCAAATGAACTGGTTACGGTGATTTGAGTTCTGCCTACAGCAATATCGGAAATTGACGATATATTGAAACTATCCCGAATTACTTGCGTACCAATTTGACCGATGTTTGACCACGCCTTCGCCGCTTCTTGCTTAGTCAGCGTGACAGGACTTGTACCATCGCTGGCAGTGATTGTGTCTGCTCTTAACTCACTCATGCTATCACCAGATTACCATTTACTGTCACGGTAACTCCTGTTGCTACAGTTAAAGGGCCAGCGCACATAGCGTTGTTGCTGGCATCAATCGTTACATTCGTATCAAGCTGCGCCTCATGCACTCTAAAGATGTCACCTTTGCCATTTGTTGTATCGCCAGTCGCGCCATTCTCGCCTAAGAAATAACCAGCGCCGCCAGCCGCAGCATCGCCAAATGACAAAACACCAGAGCCGTTTGTTTTTAATACTTGGTCAGCCGTGCCGTCTGATGTTGGGTAAGCTAGGCTTGCTATAGTTGCTGTATCTGTATTGATACCGCCAGTAAACCTAGTAGTGCCGCTTTCAATAGCAAGTCTCTCACTGCCTTGATAGTACAGTGTGGCGGCCTTGGTTGCGCCGGGGCTTATCTTGAATGTAAGATTAGCATTAGCCTTGCTTTTAAACTCAAGCGTGTCCGACTTAAACAGTGTATTGCCTACACCGCTATCATGCACAATAGTAAGGTCAGTGTCTGTGCCAATGATGACCGCATCGTCATCAGCCATAACAATATCAGAACCGTTACTGCTTAAGTCACCGCCAAGCTGCGGTGTCGCGTCATCAACAAGGTCTGTGATTCCACCTGACGTAACGGCAACCCAAGCCGATCCATTGTAGTAAAACAAATTGCCTGACGATGAATTTGTGTAAAGCATACCAACAGCAAGCGGGTCGCCGTCATTATCGACTGTCGGGGCAGATGCCTTTGCGCCGAGGTATGTGTCATCAAACGCATCCAGCGCAGCCTCTGCGGCTGTCTGTGCGTTGCTTGCGTTTGTCTCTGATGTGGCCGCGTTGCTTTCGCTAGTGGCCGCGTTTGATGCAGACGTTGAAGCTAGGCCGCTGTAGTATTTTGCTGAATATTCGCTGCCGTCAACAGTGCCACTTGCTTGTGACGCCCAATCCTTTGCAGACCCAGCGGCAACAGTAGTACCTATTGCGTATTCCTTGGCCGAATATTCTGACGTATCTACAGTGCTGCCGGTTGTTGTTGCCCACTCTTTTGCAGCTCCCTTGCCGCTTGTGTTAGTAACGCCAGTGCCGCCAATCGCGTAAGCCTTTGATGAATATTCGCCAGTGCTATTTACATCGGATGTGGTTTCTTTAGCCCAGTCCTCTGCAAGCTGCGCGTTTGCTGCCGCTGCTGCATTATCAACAACCAAATCAAACTTAGCCACATCAGCGTTGCTGCTGATTGGGGTTGAGCCGCTCGATGTGTGTTCTGTATTAACGCGATATATGTTGCCGTTGCTGCCATCCTTAACGATGTCACGCTTATAATAGGTTGTGCTTGCAGCCCAGTTGCCCCGGAATGTTCCAATATCCTCGCCTGCCTCTGGATTGCCATTAGCATCAAAGGCAAGATTTTTCCCGGCACGTTCTGCCGCTGACGGCAGTGTCATATCTAACGTGCCGCCATCAGCCACCAGTGCAGGGTCGAACACTGGCGCTCGCATTGAGCGCTGACCTTCCTCGGCAAGCTGCTGGTCAAAGATTGTCAGCGCATCTAGCTGCTCATTGAGGCTAGACGCAAGCAAGTCACCGGCTGTCACAAAGTCTGTAACGCGCTCAATGTCTCTTGCTCCAATGATGATGATTGTGTCTGAGGCGGTTGGCGTTGACGGCACACTTGAGCCGGTGACGATGTTAACGCTGCCGGTACCATTCGCATTAATTGTCACGGTGAAATCTGTGGTCAGTGTGAGCGATGTGGTATTGAAATAAACCGCCACATCATTTTCGTCCAAAATCTCAAACGAAAACGCATACGGCCCCAGCCCGGCTGACCCGGTGAACACGACGCGGCGTGTAATTGCGTTAATATTGTAATCAGCCATTTTGGTGCCTCATTTGGTTGCTGAGATTATACATTATTTTATCATGTCTGATAAGGACGGTTTTTCTGCTGTTGGTTTTGTTAAAACAGGAAAGCGTTTTTTGTTTTTAACGTCTGCTAGCTTTTGTGCAAATTCTGGAAACTCTACTATCTGGTCGTCTAGCCCATTGTCCGACAAATCAACGGCAAGCTGCGAATATTCCACAAGCCGGGGGTCTACATCATCTTCTATAATCTCACCAAACAAACGCGTCTTCGCTAGCTTTCGGTAGTCCTTTTGAATTCTCTTGATAATCTGCCGCATATCACCAATAGCTAACTCTTCACCAGTTTTTTCAGCGTCATCCATAAACTCAGTCATAGAAGCCGCAATGTTTTCTTCTAGCGTCATGCCATCAATCAAGATCTCTTTATTGGCTAACAGTTTCCAACGCGCCTCTACCTCAGTTGGTAAGCTTATGCCCTCTATTTTTTTAGGGAACGGTGATGGCCCCATATGTATGGCGTCCATAAATTCTTTGACGTTGTTTGTTTCGCCGTATGTCATAGATAATGGCTGTGCGGCACTAGCAGCATTAAGCCCAATTGCGTCACCGTAGTCGTCTAGCTTAACTGGCACATCCTTAGACCAAATAGGCACCCTTGATTTCCACCTATTGTAAGCCTCTTCCACAAAAACCAATCCAAGCGGAGAATCCTCACCAGCCCCAACATTGCTGATCTGCGGGTCGATCATGCGCTCAATGCGAGAAACTAGCGTACTATTTGAAAATCCAATGATTGGCGTACCTGACAGCAAGAAGCTAGAGTATCTTTTGCCAAGTGCGTTGCCTATAGACAACATCCTTGCGCCAGCAGTGCGTTGTTGGTATCCGGCAATTGACGTTAATTCTGATATGCCTTGCATAGCTGGCATGTTCGTAGCTGTTTCCGCAACGGCGGCCGACCCAGCATAAAACATTTGCTCCCATAAGCCCTCTTCATCATAGTCGCTGTATCTGGCAACGTCAGTCAGTGCAGCCCCAAATATAAATGGTAAATTGAACGGCTCAAGCCTTTTGATAGAAACAAACACACTATCGCCATAGTCAACGCCGCTGCCCTCAGTAACGGCGTCCTCACCTAAAAGGCGCTTTAATTGTTTGACTTCTTTTGATGTTATTTCAGTGTCCTTGCCAAGCCTCGCCGCAAACGGTTGCCAACCTTGTGACTTAAGCATGTTTCGATAAGATGTGTCGCCGGGGCCAGCCCCTGTTATGCGGCCTTCGCCAGCAAGCCAGTAACCAGTAGCAACTGCGGCTGAACCTAAAAAAATTCTGCTCACGGCCAGATCTTTGTGTCGGCCACCTTTTTCCAACTCAGCGTAAAACGCTGGCGATATAAAATTCAAAACGCCAATACGCGAATTAGCCTCATTGGCAATGTTTGTGAGCGTCTTACTAAATGGTGCCATTGGCTTGAAATACCATTTATTCATCAGTTTGTTAGCGCCATTGTAAATGCCAGCAAATGGCAATTGCTTGTCAATGTCGGCTTGCAGCGTCACTTGTTTGCGCCAAGCATTCATGCTCATGTCAATGTCGCCGGGCATCTCAGTCAAAAACTTTTGAACGTGCCGCGATGCAATCTGCATCGCCTCTTTTTCTGCAACACGCGGATCAACGCCGCGTGACGTTAGATCTGCTAGCGTATTGTCAAACACTTTGCCGCCAGCCCTCGCCGCTTCCTCATGCAACTGAACGCGCTGTGCCACGCCAGCAAAAAACTCATCAGCCGCGCCAAGCGCTCTAAATGGTGCTGAGTAAGCAACGCCCATTGCGTTAAATACTTTTCCGGGAACTGTGTTTGTTAAATCAGGGAAGTCTCTAATTTCTTTAGACCACGGCACTTTATAAGCGGCACCAGCCCAATACTCTGTTTTCAGCGGATCTCTGGGCGCGTCTTTAGCGGCACCGCCCTCTGCAAATTTGCGGAACATCATTGACCAGCCGTCAATTATGCCATTCTTAAAGCCAGACATTCTGGCGTAAATGTCTGCGCCGTAATATCTGTCTGGGTCAGTTTTGTAGCCAAATGTCTTTGCGAGGCGTTGACGCAGCATACCGATAGGAACCGCCGCCGCACGTTCTGGCACATCAAGAAATGCAAAAAGTGCGTTGCCAGCGCCATTAAAAATATGCGTCACTGGGTCATTGAGCATGACTGACTGCGCCATATAAACTATGGCCTCGTATGACTTGCGCTTGACGCTGTTTCTGAGCAATGCGTTTCTGGCGGCTTGACTATTTGTTCTGTTGTATTCTTCTGCTAAGCGCAACAACTGATCATCGCCGCCCAACTCATTCAAAGCATCGCGCAATTCTTTTTGCGTTAATCCACTGGCGCGATCAGACGCACCCTTAAACACATTCATTGATCTGGCTATGTCTGTCTTCGCGCCAGACAACTCAGCAAAAATCATATCATGTTGCGCGATAGCCTCACGCAACGTCAGCTTGCCGCTCTCATCTAACTCGCCACGCGCCACCAAACGCATTAGATCGTCAACCTTGGCAACGCTGACATCGTGTAAAACTTGCAACCCAGCCATACGCTCTGCCAATTGCGATCCGCCAATGCTGGCGTCTATACCTTGACCAGAAAATATTTTATCTAAATTTTCTTTTGGGACGCCAGCGTTTTGTGCGCGTTCGTAGATCTCATCAATTGACATCGGCTTTTTAACGTCAATCAATTTTTCGTCAGCCGCCTTTGCCGCCGCCTGCACTGTCGCCGCAAACTCATCGCTGTCATAGAAGCGCGTGTTTACTGGCCCCTCTTTTAAGCCAGCAATTTTTTGCGCCTTGGTTGGCGATGGCACCTCACGCGCCGTGCCAATCTCTGCCTGACGCGCCTGCAAACGCGCCTGCATCTCTTCTAGCGTTACTGGCGGTGGTGACGTTGGCTGCGGCTGTGGTGCCGCTCCCGGCGCACCGATGACAGGCCCAACAGGCACATCAGTGACCGTTGGCATTTCTCCGGCTTCTTTTGTTACCCGCGCCTCTGGCGAGAGTCTTGCCCCTTTTTCGGTCAAGCCGCCCAGTATCTCTTTTGTTTTGCTTCTGGCTAATTTTGACGTAATGGCAGACGACACACTAGCGACTTGCACATAGTCATCTTCTGGAGCGGCAGATTGCGGCACTGCATTAGGATCTGCGTCTGTGTCCAGAATACTGCGCCGCTCATCTGGCATTTTAGATATCGCCATTGTCTGCACCTTCCTGTTTTGCCGCGCCTAATGCTGTGATAGCCACAGGCCCAACAATACCATATTTTTCTAATATCTTGATCGCTTTATCGTCAAAGATGACATAGTTGCGGCCTGACTTTTTTGTTTCTTCATCAGCCCAATCAAGAGCCTCTTGCCTTGTTTTATAGGGTGGGCTTGTCGTTACAATTCTGCCAGAGCCACCCAAACCGCCGGGTCTATTGTCTACAGCCACTTTAGCGCGGAAACCATCTTCTGCCTTTGTAACATCTATTAGCTTACCGCCAGCCGTATTTCGTGATGTGTTGTCAAAGTATTTGATGCCGGGGATGCCGTACTGAGCCAGTAATTCTTCGCCAGCATTGTCTTTGCCCCTGATAGCAGCAAAATCATTGAGGAACGAAACAACAGTTCTGTTTTCGCTCAAAAGGCTTGCCTTTAAATCACCTCTAGGACTTCCAAAATTTTCTAAATCATCAGGTGTTATTTCGTTGTCAATCAGCTTTGATATTTTTGCTTTGATGTCTGGGCTTTGATTTCCTATAGGCTTGTCATAATCAAGGAATTCATCAGGCTTGGGAGATAACGCAACTTTATATGTTTTGCCAGTTTCAGCGCCAACTGTTACACGACCTCTCAAAGCCTTTAACTTTTCAAGTTCTTTACTTGTTGATCTTATGGCGTTGACATTATCTTCAGCAATCATCTCTTGCAAAAATTCTTCAGAACTTTTTATAGCGGCTTCCAAGTCTCCATTTGTTGCGGCCAAATCATCTGCAATATCTTCATCAACAAGGTTGTCATTTATTTGGTTGCCTCGAATATAAGGGCGGCCATCAATATCAACATTCCGCGCCATCATGTCTTTGTAAAACTTCGCTATATCCTCGCTATCAGTAAAATACAGCCCATAACCATATGCCTGTGCGCCCTCACCAGTGCCAATCTTTTCTAGGCTGAACTGGTCAAAGTCTGCGCCAGAACCGTGAAACGCAATGATGCCCGGCTCGGTTTCAGTCGGCGGCACAGCAGTAACTGGGTTTTCTTTTGTTGGCCTAACCAACTTACCAGCCGCAGCCAACGCCGGATCAATCACTTCCATAGGATCAACGCCAGACATGACACGATCAGTAATAGGCCCGCGCTCTGCCATACGCGCCTCGGCAGCTTGCCCGGCTGTGTCTAGCCCTTGGCGCACAGCACTGCCAGCAGCCGGGATAGCTTTACTTAAAACCTTGCTGCCTACGCCACCAACAGCAGCGCCCACAGTGCCAGCAGTGCCAAGTCTAGTGGCTGCTTCTCCAACAGTCGGCTCAAGTCCTGCTGCATCTTCAACGGCCATTGTGCCGCCCTCAAAGCCTGCCCCATAACCAGCGCCTGCGACCATACCAGTCCTGCCCGGATATTTAACAGCAAGATCATAAGGCATAGCAGTGCCAGCCGCTGTTTTCATTAGCATGTCTTTAAGCACCGCCCCTGACACTTTGCCAGCTAAAGATTTTGCGGCCATAGCGTAGAGCTTGCCGAAACCGCCAGCGTAAGTTAATGGGTCTGCAAAGATACCGCGAAATGCGCGTTTGATTGTTGCGCCGTTTGTTGATGTGTCAGAGTATGTGTGAAGCATTTGCAAAAACGTCATAGCATTTTCTTCGCCAGCAGTATCTGACATAAGAGCCGCAACTTGAAACGCAAATCCGGGTACGCTGATGCCGCTTTCGCCGGGTATACCCGCAGGCCCGGTCATGTTCCAATTAAACTCAGACATTAGATCCAGACCATATGCCGCTGCCTGCTTGTCTGAACCGATAAATCGTTCACCGTCATTCATAACAGAAAACATTTTTTTAGACGCGCCGATCCACTCAGGCATTACAGCAAGCTGGTCTTCATTGTATTTTGGTGGCACGGCTTTAATGTCTTCGCGGCGTTGGCGTCTGTCGCCACGTTTTTCAACAGGGGCATCATCTGGTTCTGGTGGCATAGAAACATCGTCAAAACGCATATCCCGCAACATAGGTTGCGGAGATCCTAAAAAAATATGGCTGTCTGCCTGATAGTCAAATGCTTCTTTTAGCTCATCCATTAGTCTACCAATTCATCTCTTAAAATAATGTTTCGCTCAATAGCTTTGATTTTTTTTACAACATAATCGTAATCATCGTCAGAAATATTTCTTAAACGCCTAAGACTATTGATATAGTCAATTGTTGTGTATTCTGTAAAATCTATGCCGTAAACATCTAGCCGCTCATCAGTTACGTTAACCAACCGTGTAACGATTTTTCCATATTCGCTCGACAACAAATCATTTTTTAAATCTTTTGCAATTTGAACCTTACTAGGTTTTTTAGTAATGTCTGGAGACGCGCCCTCTGGTGCGCTAGCTTCCCAAGAGGCCGTTTCATTAATAAACCTAGCGTCAACCTTTGCTGTAAAGCTGGCATATGCTTGGGCTTTTTTCTTTGAAGGGTTTAAAGTGCCGGGAACAATTTGCGAATGTTGGCGAGCGATAGACGCAACGCCGCGTTCAATTTCTTTTGTTGCCGTGTTCATTTTTGGCAACAATTTTAATTGAGCTTTTGGCCCTACACCCCTTTCTGCTGCTGCGGCTTGCAATTCTGCAAAAGTGGTAATTTTGTCGTTATAAATTAAGTCTAATATTTGCAACTCACCAACAGGATTTGTTGGCTCGTCTTCTACTAATGCTTGTTTTGTTTTAGTTAACGCAATAATTCCCTGACCATCAATAGCAGCCCCATTGGTGTCAATTGCAATTTTCATAATTTTTGCTATTGCATCATTTGATTCGGGCGTTCCATCTGGTGATGTTGTAAAATCTATCACCGCAGAAACTAGATCTCTGTTTCCTGTTTTTAAATTGTCGGCCTCAACTTGATCATCAGCGGTCTGCCTAGCAGCAATCTCTGTTCTTACATTTGATCTAAACTCAGCTTGCTCTTTGCTATCTAAAAGCGCATAGACTGGCGTCAACGCGCCCATATTTCCACTGCGTAAAGCGCTGGTTTGTTTTGCGCCGGGCAAACCTATAACGTAATCAGTCAATACACCAACTTGCACATCCCTAACCATTGTCTGTATTTCTGTTGATTTGCTTTTTGCGTAAGCTAAATCGCCAGTGCTTATCACAACATCATTAGCTTGACGCGCTAAGATAGCCATATCGCCAATTGCCTTTTCAACATCAACATCTTTGGCCGTCAATATATCTCTTAGCCTGTCCGGCACACTAACTAAAAACTCATCTGACGCAGCAACTTTTGCCGCCCTCTTAACCGACAACTGCATTTCAAGCGCAGATTTATAAACAGATGACGCGCTAGTATTTGCCGCAGCGTTATATTTAAGGGCTTGGTTGGGGTCAATCGCTGCAATGGTTTCAGAGTGACCAGTGATCATTGCGGTAAGATCAGCCTGCATTGCGCCAATTTGTTTATTTGTATATAAGCCGCCAGATTTAATAGCAGTAGAATACGCGGAAATTTTTTTGTTTGCGTCAATCTCAAGCTCAGTTGTCAACTGTTGAGCAATAGTGGCGTTGGTGACTGCGCCAAACACAGTGTCAGGATCACCGACAATTTCGTCAATGTCTCTGCCCTGAGAAATTGCATCTTCAATTTGTTTTGCTGAGACTGGGTTTTCAAAAGCATATTGCGCAGCATCACGCTCTGTCTGAGCAACCTGCTTTTTGTAGACATAATCGCTCATGCTGTTGAGGCTTTTGGTAATGGCATTATAATTACGCGCTTTAGCTGCGCCTGTCGCCACAAAGTCAACAGTCGGCACTGACGGTATGCCTACGCCTAAAGGTCTGTATTTTGGTAGCTCTGCCATTAGCCAGTTCCCATTGCAGTGCCGGGCGCATCACCAATGCCACTAAACGATCCACCACCCGGCGCACCACCCAAGGACATTTGCCCCGCCACAGCGCTCGTCAAAGTGCCAAGCGCGGCAGTCCTGCCAGCCGCCATCGCTGACTTGGCTTGTGACGCATATTGCATTGCCTGCGCCTCACCAACACCAAAAGCAATTTGCTCACCATCGCGAGTTATATAAAGCTCGCCTGCGCCTTTTTTCTCAGCATACAATGACAAAGCTTTTGCGCTGCCGCTAAATGGATCAATGCCACCGGCTGCTGCCCTTGCGTTTATTGATGCCTTAGTCGCCAAGATATTGTCCATAACGCTAGCGCCTTGTTGCCGATATTTAAGCGCCTCAGATCTGGCTTGCACTTTCCTAAACGCAGCTTGGCGCATTACGCCTTTAGCTTGCTGCTTCGCACCCTTTAGCTGCGAGTACATTTTAGCGGCGGTTAAGCCAGCCATAATTGCCTGTGCCATATTACTGTCCTATGCTCACTTTGTAATCAATGCCCAGCAGTGTCATTTTCAATGGCACCTCTTGGCCGATTGTTATTTGCCCATCATAAGTATAACCCAAAAGACCGTGCAGTGTCTTGATGCCTGTGTACTCAGGCACTGCGCTGCCAAATACGTTTGCCCCAAATTGCCGAAACGCAATTAGCTTGCTGTCAATTGTAAGCGACTGCGTTTCAAACAACTCAGCGTTTACCTCAAAGATCCGCTTCTTAAAGCCCTTTAGAGAGCCGCTGGGCAGGTTTGGCTCAACCGGCAGTGTCTTTACCTCTGGCGTAAAGTTGAGGCCAACCTCGTGGCTTGTAGACGCCGCAGTGCCAAAGGTAACAGTGAACGGTGACGCTGGCACGGTTTGATCAGGCTCAACGATGCCATCGCGAATAATCTTAATGCTCTTGGCCTCTAGATGTGTCACGTTCACAGAACTGGCGGCACCCCCGGTTATCGAGCAATCGAGCAATGCGTCTGCATCAAATAGCTCAACATAATAAACATCAACGCTGTTGACCGTGCGCTTTACCACAACATAGATATCGTCAACGTCAACGCCAATATTTAAGAACTCGCCATCGGTTGTCCACTCAGATGGCGCAATAACATTTTGGCTTCGCAGCAAGGTATAACAGGCAATGCTGCCATCCTCGCCATTAACCAGCATCAGCCGGTCGCCCTCATCAGTTGACGTGGCAACGCGCACCGCCATTTCCTCTGGCGTCTTTAGCAGATGCGATGACAACAGCGAGATCTTGGCTGACGTGTACGCTTGCACCGCGTCACTATAAATAAACTCTTGGATAGCTTTGCCCTGCCTTTGGATAAACAAGGTCGAGCCGTCCACGTTTTGCAATCGTATGCCGGGCTTGCTGCCAAAGGCAGTCTGCTGCTTAACGATAAGGTTGCTCGGCGTGATGGGCGTGTCTAGCGTTTGCGGCACATAAAACTCAGCCCCAGTCGTAAAAATCTGCAAGTGACGACCAGAGAAAATATCAACAATTGCATTAAACGTGCCGGTGTCTAGTGTCGCCTCAACCGCTGCATCATCAAGCGCCTCTCCGGGGTCAAAGTTAAAGAAAGTCGCAACCCTCGACCCAAAGATAGTTGATGGCCGCTGCTTAGTGCCGCCGAAATACAAGCGCCCCTCGTGGAATGTCACGCTGCGCGGATAACCCCGGCTAGACGACCACACCTCTTCGTAACCTTCTTCAATCTCCCAATCAGCGTCATCAATGTTTCCGGTGTCAAACAAAGGCACCTCGGCAAAACACTCTAGCTTGGCTGCTGATACCTTGCGCACAATCCGCAACCGGCCAAACGGTGTCACATTAATATACTGCCCAATGTAATCAGCAGCAGCATCAGTAAAAATAAGAGCGTCAGAGCCGCTATGTTTAGCTGTTAGTGTTAGATTGCCTGATGTAGCTGACGGCTCTAGGTGGTCATGTGGCACACCAGTGTTATATGCGGTTCCGGCAGTTACAGTTAAAGTAAACGCATACTTAGGCACAAAATCAAATGTGATCGTGCTGGCAGTCCAAGTGCTGTCGCTTGCGCCACGCACAATCTTTGTCGGCGGCAGATCCTCATGCACCACGATAACAGTGTCGGCAGACTGCACCCAATTCATTTCCGGCAAGATAGAGCTAGTCAAACTAGCCACGGCTAGAAAATCATTACCGCTGCCGTTGATGTCGGTGATTAGCGAGCCGTCTTTGAATACATACATTTTACCGGGTGTAAAGACCAGCATATAGCTATCGCTAATGCTAAATTCAAACGACACCATCCGCACAGCGTTAGCCGCGCCGCTGTCTAGCGCCGCAACAAACTTAGTGCCGTCACGCCGCTTGGCACCGCCCTGCGGCTGAATGTTTACATTCCGCGCTGTCGAAAGACCAGACTTATACTGACTGATGTCAGTACGCGACCGCAGCTTTGGATCTAGCTCGCCAGCGGTAAAGTCATTCTGGATCTGGATGATGCGGCTCATGCTAGAACCTTATATCTGAAATCGGGAACTCTTGTATTTGCTGTGCCGGGCGGTCAGCGCCGTCAATGTTAATTGCCACGCGAACCAAACCACCGCGCATATTCTCAGACGGTGAGCCATACGCTTTTGCGTGGTAATAATCAGCCTTAGCGATCTGGTCGGTAATCGGCTCGGCAAACTCAGCCGCCAACGCCATCTTTAACAGGCGCACAAAATACGGCGGGAATATTGCTGGCTCTGGCCGGAACTGGTAGTCGATCCAAACCGTTTCGTAATTAGTGTAAAGGCCAAGGTTGTAAATCTCAAAATCGCGAACTGGCCGCGCACCCACAGAGCTTACATTAAATACAGCCTTTGGGTTGCCAAGAATATCGCCGGGCAGCGCATAGGTGTATTTCCATTCATTGATTGGGGTACTAGCAAGCTGCGCTAACTGAACTTTTTGCACAGACCAAGAATACGCATATTGCATCAAGAGAGTGTCGCGCACATCGTCATAGAGGCGATCAGCGACCTGCGCTTCGTCAGTGCCGGTGGCAAATGATGATAAAGGCGCAGCGCCCAGCATAATCAAAGCATCAGAACAAATTGATAGTTTGGTATCACCAGCCGCCATTGCGCTACTCCAAAATAGGGAAAGGGAGCCGGTTGCCCGGCTCCACTTAGATTAGTCAGTGTCGGTCATTGCGATGGCTGTGCCATCGGTAACGTCAACAACACCAGAGGCGTTTGATGCAACCATAACAATTGACATTGTTGGGGTCGCGCTGTCGTGAACAAAGATCACATCACCAACTGCCACTGTGTCTGACAAGTCGTTGAAATATCCTGCTGTGTTCACAGTCGCAATCGCGTCCGCTGATGTGTAAGTGTACATGCTAGGGGCGTTGCCAGATTTAGCTGCACCGATAACATTCCATCCTGCTGAAGAGAAAGCCATTTTCTAAACTCCTTTCTATTCAGTCGCTGAGATTTTGACAATACCATCGTCATCAATGGCAACCGCACCAGCGGAGAACATTGAAGAAACAAGGAATGACGTTTTCTCAGGAACGTAGTTGATTTCAGACTTTTGGTTCATGCCAATGCCCATACCGATTGCATCGCGATGGAACGCAAAGCAAGTGCGGGTTGATGGGAGAGGCAAGCCACCTTCATCACGATCACCTAGTGTGATGAATTTAAAGCCGAGGAAGGTGTCGATCTCACCTGTTGAGAGAGCCTTCACAGTAGCAAAGTCGCTGCTGGTCAGTTCTGTCTCATCAAGCAATGCTGACAAGCCGTTTGCGTGGATGATCATGCAGCGACCTTCGGCTGGCACGTTCTTCACATCCAGAGCCTTTTTAGCTGCAAGCAGCTTTGCAAGGTTCATGTTTGTGCCTGCGCCACCAACAGATGTTGCAACGGTTGACGGTGAGGAAGCTGCATTGAGCGCGTCAATAACAAGCTGATCCATACGGCGACCGATAGCTGCGCCAACTACCTGCACCAATTCACGGCGCTCGTCAAAGTTGACTTTTTGCTGGTTAAAAATGTCTGAATACTCAGCAGCAATGTAATCTGACATTGTTGCTGTGACTTGTGAATAAGTCACGTTCAGAGGTGTAACGTCAGTTTGCGGTACGCGAACTGTTGCGGTGCCTTTTCCGATCTTCGGAAATTTCACCTGATTGCCTTCGACACTTGTTCTCTCGCGGGTTACGCCAGCCAAAGCACGTGATGCTTGATAGGCTTGCTTAACTTCCGCGTCAAAAAGCTGAACGAACGCATTGGAAATGCCTACGGCCATTTTCCTATTCCTTTCGTTTCAAAATAAAACACGATTAGCGCCTAGCAGGTATCCTTCCGGGCTGCGGCTTGGGCATACACGCTACGCCCCCAAGCGTTTGCGACAGGTCGAAAGCCGATTGTCTGTCAATAGGGATTATATGTAAAAAAGAAGGAACTGTAAACAGTTCCCTCTTGACCTTTATGTTGGCGAGTATTCGTCACTGCCAAAAGCCTGCTCAAACATTTTTTCAACCTTTATTCTGTAGCTTGGATCTGTTTGATATTCTGGCTTTCCGACCATTGCCATCAGCTCTTCTTTTGATGGCGCACCAGCCATAGGCGCAACGTCTACTGGGATGGCCTTGTCGCCGTAATAGCTGCGAACCTTTTGCAAAGCTCTCATGCCCTCGGCTGTGCCACCCATAATTTTGAACTCTTCAAAGTCAGTCTCAGACCAAACGCCCTTGCGAACTAGGCTCGATGCCCAGTCAGACATTGACTTAATGATTGCGTCAGCATTGTTGCCCAGTTTTTCGTATTCTTCTTTGTAAGATATCTCTGCTGCTTCGGCTTCATCACCGGCCATAGAAATAAACTTACCGGCAAGCTCTTCAAACGCCGACTGGCTGATGCCGTTTTCTTTAGCCCAGTCCTTGTATGTGCTAAAAAGCTCGTCATCTTCTGGGATACCGGCCTCAGAGAACACGCTTGCATCGTACTCTTCTGGTGCTTTGTGCTTTCCTTGGCTAAACTTTTTCTGCAACTCAGAGTAAGCCTTCGCCAAATCTTCGCCGGTATTAAACTTTTCGGGCAACCACTCAGGCTTTCCTTCTTCAGTTGCCGCCTCTGACGCTACTGCATCACTAGATACAGTCTCGCTGTCAGGCTTAACGTGTGAGATTGTTTCTTCTGCTTGCTGCTGGTTATCGTCACTCTCAATTTGAGCATCGGCCAACAGGCCATCAGTTTCATTCATAGTGATCTCGCTCTTTTCATGCGCCGCTCAATTTCCCTGACCAGACTGTTCTGGCCTTCGCGAGCATAGCCGTGGCTGGCTTCTTCGCCCGGATACCACGTTGGCTGCTCTATCGTCAGTGCGCGTAGATGAGTGAGCAGCTTTGCCCCATCGTCACTGGCGAATACGCGCAAATAAAGACGATCAATGTCGTCCTTATCAACTTGCTGTTTTTCTGCAATCTTTGGATCTACAGAACGTAGACCATCCCAACCATCTGGGTTCATTCTTATGCCCCTTCTGGCGGTGCCTCACCTTGTGGCATTTCACCGCTCTCTGCTTGCGCCGCCATTTGGGCGGCTTCCATTGCCTGCTGCATCATCATCTCGCGTTCTTCTGGAGATGTGCGCAACTCAGCTGGGATGCCCAGCTTGTCAGCAACATAATCTGCAATGCTGCCTGTCTTGACAGCCATTTGGCCTTCTGGGCCAAGGGCTGACGACATTTGCACCCACTGCATAATCTTTTCGATGTCGCCCATATTTTGCGCTTGCGCAATTGGGCTAACAGGTGTGACCTTGACTTCAAGGCCATTGACGCGCAGTGGCATCTCAATTAAGCCGCGCTCATCCATCACATACAAGATACGCGCAATCATTGGCACCATAGTCTCGGTAATCAAACGACCAAAAGCGGAGCCAAGGTTCTGCGCCAGTTCTTTCATGCGTTCTGCAATCTCTGTCGCAGACCTTGCGCTCATGTTGTCAGGCG